GTCCATATTGAAAGTCCCAAATTGGGTCCTTTATATGGTCCAAGTCCATAGTAAGCCCCTTCTCCATAAGGAGTAAGGTCAGCTATGGACCAGTACCTTTTGGCTACTAAAGTAGGAATAGCATCCTGTAGTCGGCCAGGCTTTGCTACCTGGTTTGCGACTTTTGCCAAAAATTTGGACAAAACGTCACTGACTACTGGTGCCTTCTCTTTAGGTCGCCCAGAACGAAACCAAAAGTCATATTGGATCCCTCCAAATGCCTCTTGGGGTACGAAATCAGGATCTAAGGTATGCCTAAAATAGACATCCTTAGTCCCTCTCCTTACGTTTATGCGCAAGGCCTGATTTCGCGGGATATGCGCAGGAATGACAATCATTCTCATGCTACTCCCCGTTCTGATGGACTCGTCAACCCATCCCCAATACTTTGCCATTCGGGCAGAGTAAAGGTCGGATATGGGCGGTCCTCTACTTACTGCAAGGTGATGTCCTTGAAGCCATTGAGAAACGGTCAATGTATTCAAGTACGTCAGCCATTGGTTGGTCCTGTACCCTGGCTTAATAGCCAAGGGAGCAGATAACCCACCGTACTCCAATGGAGCACCGGCGGGAAAACCCTCCTCTTGCAGAAGTTTCCAATCATTGTAAAAGCAGGAAAACCTGCCCAGAGAATATTTTCGATCTAAATAACTACCAAATTGGTAATTATGATCTAATGCACTCTGGCACTGATTGGAAAAGTTGACTTCACCTTTACTGCCCCCCGGTGGAGCTGTCCATATAGACAGACTCTCAATCGGGTGAGGGTGCCCCATCACATAGGGTATCTCAGTAAAGATGCCTCTCGTAGAGTGATAGAAACTTTTAGTTCTATTCAATCTTCCTCCACAACTTAAGAAAGTTGCGTCGAAGACCTCTCGGAGGTCTGGGTTCATACATGAACCCAGAAAGTCATCACCGCAAAACAAACCAGGCTGATTAAAAGGTTTTCTCAGCCCAGTTGGAATTGCAAATTGTTGCGGCACATGCTTGTAAGCCTCATATAGGCAAAAAGCAGACAACACCGGCATGACTGGGAAACTGGTGGGATCTCCCATCATTTGGCCAGTTCTTGTCGTTGCGACCGAACAAGACTGGAGATGATTATACCAATAATTGAAACATTCAATTATGTTAACATCCCAGTTTGGATATTTGTCCTGAATTTCATCATTAAACATCGCTTCACAAATAATGTCAAGCGAGTAACGAGGAACTTCAGGCCTGAGAATCTTCCAAGAAGTATCGAGCGGAAAGCCGAGATTGTTACCAGTCCCGGGCAAAACTATCCGCCTTTCCCCAAATAGTTTTGGGAAATACTTTCGATACTTGGAAAGAATCTCTGGATAAACATCACTCAGCTCCTCATAGAATGTTTGAGTGAGCCATTGAGGATGCAAATCCGTAGCCGAGGAGGCATCAGCACTATAATAATCGCCAGG